GAGGCACAAACAAGCTGTGTTAGCTGCATGAGACTGTAATGATCATCGTCAGATAAATCATTCTCTCCTGTAGTTACAGTGCCAACCATCAACTCACCTGTCCAGTTACCTGACTGATCCAGAAATGGAGACAGTCGTATGATGTAGTCGTTGGGTTCAAAGTCCACGAACACTGACTCTTTTTCTTCCGTCATTTCTTCTGTCTCCTTTTTACTTTTTTGTATGGGCAGTGGATTAATGCAGGATGCATGTCTTTACCCTTCTCATGCAGCCACTCCTCTGGAATGATGCGGTCATGATATTGTATACCATGCTTATCACACCATTGTCCATAGGTAGTTTTAGCACCCTTACTTAATTTTCTTTTGCTACTCGTAAACACAAATCGAATGTCGAGTTTAGGGTGCTGCTCCTTAACAGCTAAATGCTTACGCCTGTCATCTGCAGTAAACAACCCCTTTGTCTCAATTATAATACCGTTACCCAACACAAAGTCAGGTGTGTATGTACGGTACATAAGGTCTTCCCACTCAATCTTTACCTTCTCGTACTTGAACTTGATGTTATGTTCTAACAGGTAGTCTTTAGTACGTAACTCAAGTCCACTTCTGTACCCATGTTTCATGGCGGCTGAGAATTGAGATGCTTTCATGTGACATTATCCTTCTTTAATGTACGCCACAATAGGCTTGCTCTTGGCTTGTGAAACCTTTGATGGTAACTCTTCAATGTCGTAACAGGAGAACCGATAGTCGCAAAACTTACAGTTATCATTGAGTACCATGTTACCTGAAGGTTTACCACGGAATGTTTCCGGTACAGGACTGAAACAACGCTTGAACTCATTGGCATTTACTGTGTCAATGTTTTCTTCCAACTTCTGTAGCTCTGCGTCAAAGTCCATGCTGTCTGCAGGTACATACTTGATGTTTCCGTTAGCCTTGTTGACTACCCACCATCCACCTACCTTTTTACCGGACGCTTTAGCGTACCCAGCTAACTGCCCTACATATCCGAATGGATCACTCTTCTTCAGTGTTTCAAACGATTCAAACTTGTTTCTGTATGACCAATCAGATGCAGACTTTACGTCATCTACTCGTCCATCCATTACCAAGTCATAGCTGCCTTTGATCTTGTGTTCCCCTATCTCCAGTGTAACGAAGTTATCTTCATCTTCGTAAGGAACGTCAGCTTCCTTGAGTATACCTTTGAATGCAGCTTCAACGATGTCCCCAAGTAACATGTTCATTACGAATGTGGTCGGCAATGGCAGGGCTTTCTCTGGCTCGTTTTTAGCGAACCAGAGTTGACATGTAGGCTTACCAATGTTTGACATCCGTAAGCGGAACTCGTCACGCCCTTTACCACTGCCGAACTGGCGTCTCATAGCATCCATAACATCCTTGCCAACTTGTTCAATTGTCTCTTCGGACATTGTTGACTTACCGGATGTAGCATCTTCAAGATACTGATTGATCGCCAGTTCAGCAGGATGATTCATTATGCAAAGTCCTCTTCGCTGATGTCAACGAATGCTTCCACTGTATCTACATCAACGTCTTCGTTCTTGTGCATATTCTCATTCCATGTATTCAGAATGTATGTATTGTAGTTCTGAATCCACGCCATGAAGTTACCGAATACTTCCTGTGCATCGTTGTCCATCTCAAGTGTAGTACCCAAGTCCAACTCTGTCTCCGGTACGTAGAAGCTACTACCGTTAGGCAGTGGTACTTCCCGTGTAGTACACGCAATGGTGTGCTGTGGTGGAAGTCGGCGCATCTTTGACAGCTTAGTAAACTGATCACCCATAGTCTTGAAGGCATCACGATTGTCTACCTCCCAGATGAATGGTGTAACATCTACATCAACTGCATTACCCTCTGAGTCTGTAGGGTTTACCATCTCTACTGTGCCGAATATTGCACGAACACGTTTGATAGACTTGATAAGGTCTTTCATTGAGTCTGGTAGTGCAGCCCAGTCTTTGATGAAGCCTGCGGGTTTACCACAGTTGAAGCCACCATCGTTATCTTTCATGTCACCATTAAGATCATTAGCCATGACTGTCTTCACAAAGCGGTTAGCTGTGTTTTCATTACCCTTGATGAACTTCTTGTACATAAACCGCTGAAGGAATGGGCGCAGTTTAATACTGTCTGCATAATACGTAGGCCCATCTGGTATCTCCAACTTGTATGCACCACCACCGATAACCTCTACGTTCATCTTCTTACCACCAATCTCCTGTTGACCCATGATAGGTGTGTGATGAATACGCAACCGTGCAAGTGTGCTTGACTTAGACGATGCCTTGGGTGCATCTGCTTGCATACCCATTGCTTCCGCCATTGCATTGAAGTTATTGGTGTCGATTGTTGCTACTTGATTCATGTGTAAATCTCCTTTTACATTAGTGCGAAGTTATAGTTATATCACGCTACGTCTTTTGTGTCAAGCCAATTAGGCCCAATCTTTGCCTCAAGAAGTAGTGGGATGTTGAAATCTATACCCCACTTTCTGTTGACAATTGGTATGAGCTTGTCATTGGCTGCAGTTATTACTCGTAAAACCATGTCCTCTTCATCTGGATGCACATCAATTACAATTGAGTCGTGCACTGTGTTTACTACGCAGCTACGCAGTTTGTTTGCTGTCAGTAACTTATCAATGTATATCAGAGATATTGGTACAATGTCAGCGGTTGCAAACGATTGGACAGGATAATTTTTTATCTGTGTGAAATATGTCACACCTCCATATCGTCTACGTGTTACATCTGGAAAGGAGAACTCCCTACCGGATGGTGTAGTTATCTTGCCTGTGTTAAGTGCCTCTGTGGCTAGGCTCTTGTGCCAGTTAGCTACACCTGCATACTTTGTAGTAAACTGTTTGTAGTACGCAGCTTCTGCCTCTGACCTACCGAACCCACTGGCCCCGTACAAAGGAGCAAATGTATGTGCCTTGGCTTCCTGACGTGACATAGGTTGACCTGCATCTGTGATAACCTGTGCAGTATAACTATGTACGTCAAAGCCTGTTACTACCTCATCAATGGCTGTCATGTCTTGTGATAAGAATGCAGCAACACGGAACTCAAGCTGTGCGAAGTCAGCCTCCATAACTTTACCACCTTCCCAGCGAGACACAAATACTTTCTTAACTGGGAATGTACCGCCACGTGGCATGTTCTGCATGTTAGGGTCTGCACCGGACAGACGGCCTGTACCAGTGCGGTGTTGCAGTAAACGTACATGGAGTAACCCATCTGGCTTTACGTGTGCTGCAATGCCCTCTACAAAGCTGCTAAGGTACGTCTCTACTGCCGACAGTCTACGTACATTACGTAGGAATGTCTCCGCTTCCTTCATACCCTTGGATCGTGCTATACCCTCAAGGAATATAAGATTGTCCTTGCCTGTACCGAAACCGTTAGCACTTATCCACTTGGCGGTAGGTGCATTGAACTTTAGCCCAGCAATGCTGCTACGGTGATCACTAAAAGTAAATCCTGTAGCATTGCAAGTAGTGCATTTATTTGATCTAGCATATCGTGTTCCATCCTTCTTCTGTTTCCATGTCTGCCCACTACCGTTGCATGTACTGCACTGATGTGCCTTCTGCTTGTACAACTTGTCACTGTAGCGATTGACTGTGCTGCGATACTCTGAGTCAGACATACGATCATCAAACAAGTCTGCCCATACTTTTTTGTCTGTAGGTTTACGGCTGTAGATAATCCATGACAATTGCTCTGGACTGTTTAGGTTGATAGGTCTGTCACCCATAAGGTCTGCAGCCTGTTCTTCCAGTGCAATCTTGAGCATGTTACGCTCAGTCTCAAACTCCTGACGTACTTCATCAAGTGCCTTCATGTCCACCTTGAAACCACGTTGGTATATACGTGCAAGATGTATAGCCAGCTGATTAGTTAGCTTGATAGTAGGCAGTAGCTTTGGTGTAGGTGCGTACTGTTCCTCTAACTTGTAGTACAACTGTTGCGTTGCATGAAGGTCATGTGATAAATACTCCGCCAGTTCATCGTGAGGTATATCACGTGTGGAATATCCATTCTTAAAGTACTCCTTTAGTGTGTCTTGCTTTTGTGTTGCCAACTCATAGCGTTCAGCACACGCCTCAAGTGACAGAGGTTGCTTCTGTCCACGTTGAAGTACGTACTCACCAAGCATGGTGTCGTATACGTCACCGTCATACACAAAGCCTGACTCCCACAGCCACAACAAATCGTGGGGTGCATTGTGAGCAATCAATAAAGGTGTAGCGTCTAACGCATCTTGAACTATGCGGTGACCATTGGGGGTAGGTGCATGGTCTGCATGATCGAATGTGATAATCGTTTCTGTACCACCGTCATCTAACATCCCTACCATCACCAACGTATTCTCAGGCTCAAAGGGATCAAGGTGTAACTTACCGTCCCGTTTTACCGTTGTGTTTTCTACGTCAAGTGTAAGGTGTTGCATGTAATCTCCTCTAATCGGACCATATGTCCCAGTCATCTGTTAGCAATGTATCATTTCCATACACATTGTCAAGCGCCATCTCAAAGTCTTTGTCATTTGCGTAACGACTCATGGCTTCTAATGCTTCTTTTAGTGTCAGGTTATTACTTACCATTGCGTTATACAACCTAACTTCTGCCACTTGTGTTGTTGTACTCATGTTGTCTGCTCCTCTCTATGTAAGTTTATTAGTCTATTTAAGTACCACTGGGATTTTAGTAAGTCTTCCTGCTTGTTCTTGTAACGCCAGCGGTGTAGGTACTTAGCTATGTTGCCCCGTAGGTAGCCAATGTATTCCTCCGTAGTGAGGAAGTCTTCGATGTAATCAATACATTCTATCTTACCCTTACCATAGTGCGCCGGGTTATTTACATTGTCTGTCGCATGTTCCGACATTACAATCTCTTTAAAATTCATTACTCTTCCTCCAAACAGAAGCCACACCATGTG